CAGAAATTATAGGCTGTACATCAGCAGGATTTGAAGAAAAAGACGGTAAATTTACCGCATTTGAGACGATACAGAAGCATGTTTATTTTGTAAACGACATGAGCATTGAAAGAACTAAAAGAAAGTTTATCGAACGTTTTGTTAGAAAACTGCCTATTGAACGACTAGAAGCCACATTTAATTTCAGAATGGAAGATGTTGAGCTAGAAGGGCAATATACTGAGGGAAGTCGCTTTAGTTGCGAGATTAATAAATAAAAAAGCCACTCACAACGAGTGGCTTTTTAGTATTAACCAAAAATCAGAATTATGCAGTTGCAGTAGTTCCTTTGATAAAGTAATCAGAGCCGTAAACTGGTAAGGCGAAATTGCCTTCAATTCTAACTGTGACTTTATTTTCTCTTACGTTTGTTCCGTCTTGCTCGAAAAATTCAATTCTCATAGATTCCTGAGTAAGTAATTGCGCTCCTTCCATGTCTCCAACGATGTAATCAGTTGCCGATAGAGCAGTTGTAGGATAAGCCGGAATACCCAAGAAGGATAAACGACCGCCAACAATAGTTACCCCTTGTGGTAAATCATATTCTCCAGACCCCGATGCTTTATTCAAGAAGAAAGAATAATAAGCTGAAGGACGTAAAGCGATAAAGTTTGCATCTCTTTCGAAAGCATCTTCTAGCCTTGAAACATCAAGGATAATTTTCTCTACCAAAGGCAAAGAAATGGTAGCCGTAGAAGCCGTAAAATTTCCAGCGGTTAAAATTCCTTTTAAGTTTGGAGTAGATCCAGAACCGTAAAGAATTTGCTGGTCTAAGATATTTCTAAATTTCTGAGGCAATCTTCTTTGTAAATAAGATATAAACCCAGGGATATTTGACATTGCTTTTCTTGTTGGTCTAATCCAACCGGCAATAGTTTCAACTTGCACGGTAGCCTCTTCCAAGTCTAAATCAAACTGAGGCTTTAATGCTCCTTCTGCAACTGGTGCAATGTTGCCCTCACCAACACCTACCTCACGCATAAATGTAAATGAGTTACCTGGGCCAATTGTCCCTCCAGGCAATACTTCATCCATGTGAACTTTTCGAGAAGGTGTCATGATAATATCTGGCGCAAATACTTGACCGTATCTATTACCTCCTGTCACGTTAGCAGTGGAGAAATCTCCAACGGCTTTAATTTCAAGCTCAACAGATTTGTTTTTTTTATCTCTGAAATCTTCAATCGCTTGAGAGTTTTCAGTTATAGCTTTTGCAAGAGCGTCATTAAAACTTTCGTTTTTAACCTCGGTTTGATTCGCTCCTTTTAGCTTAACATCTAAGGCATCTGCATGGTCTTGAACCTTTTTAATATCGGCAAGAAACTTTTGTTCCATTGCTTCTTTTGTTTCCTTTAGCACGGTTTCAAATTGCGCTTTTTGCGCTTCTGTTGCTGTGTTGATTTTAGCTTCAAACGCATCGATTGCGCTCTTTACTTCCGTTGCTGTTTTTGATTCTAAGCCTGTTTTAATTGCTTCGAATTCCGCTTTTAATTCTAGCTCTAACGCCATGTTATTTAAATTTTAATTGTTGAGAAAATGATTTTAATGTATCCAAAATAATCGGCTTTTCGTCCAAAGTGTCAGGTTCTGACGGCTCTTTAGAAAGTGATTTTAATAATGTTTCAATTTGTTTTAATGTATTGTCTGAATAGTCTAAATTGTACGCTTTTTCGATTAGCTCCAATATCCCGTAAACAGATTTGATATTCTTTATCCCTTGTACAGTGCTTAGTTCGTTAGCTCCCCAGCTAGATAAAAAAGAATATTCCATTAGCTTATATTCGCTGATTATGCTTTTGTTCTTTTGATCTCTTTGCATTACTTTGTAACCAATGGATAGCTCAGCGTTTAAGCCGTTTTCATGCATAAGCTTTACATCTTGAAACATGTCCCTACCCAAGTCTTTATTCATATTAAATTGACTCGTAGTAAGTAGCCCGTACGTGTCTTTAGTGTCTATACTCAAAGGCACTCCAATCATCATCTTTGGATCATGATCTTTAAGTACTCGAATACGTTTAAAATTCTCTTTTACTGTCTTTTCGAAAGAACCAAAAGCAGAAATATCTCCGTCACTATCTTTATAGTTATAGGCGTTAGCGTAAGCCGTCACCACTCCTTTCTTTTCGTCTAAATCCTTTAAATCGTACGATAATTGCTTAAACATATTAATTTGTTTTTATTATTAACTCCCCATTTATATCTCTTTTTGGTATAAACGCCACTGTACATCGACAATTTATGACTTCGTGAGCAGGGGCTTTATTGTCGCCTGGGTATTGCAAAACTGCTCCTGATTGCATGACAAAATTATCCTCCAAATCAACGACCTGATTATTCTCTATCATATGGTCAAATCTAGTCCTATTGTCGCTAACGGAAATCCATTGTTTTTGCAGTACCAAATCAGACATTTCAGCCGTTCTCATTGCTGCGTAATTACTGGCAGTTGTTGTTTCTGTTCTCGCTATTCTCAACGACTGCCATTTATAAAATGTTTGATTCTTTTCAATGATAGCCTGTATTGCGTTTCTTAAATCTACAATAGTTCCGTTTATTCCTAAACTTTCTTGTATTGATTTGATAACGTCCTGTATTAGCGTATCTCTAACACTTGTGATCCTTAAACCTCCTTCATTAGACAAAAATAGTAAAATTTCCTTTAATAACGTTTCATTAAACAAAACATTTGCCTTTTTTACCTTTTCTAAGTCTTTGTTTATGCGATTACCATAATCAACTCCAATAGTACCGTACAACTCTTTGTACATTGAAAAAATCTGCTCTTTTGTAATATTCAAAGCAATGGTAGCCTCGTAGGTTGATAATGTGACGTTTTGATATGGCAAATCTTTCAGAATCTTTGATATATGCTTCTGAACTATTCTATAGGCTTTTCTTTCGTATATTGGTTGTATTTTTGGCCAATTCATTAAGGTAAATATTCTTTTATTAGATCAAAAATTATTAATGTAATTATAAAACTTAAATATGATATTCTAGTTTTTGTTATAAATCCCCACATAAACTATAAATTTTTAGCCAGTTAATCATATATTAATATATTCCTGAAATAGTGCAATTATGATATTGTTTATTTATTTTTTGCAAACCATATCTATCAAAATAACCGTATTTAGTAAAAGGAATTTTGAACCCATATGATTCTTTTACGTGATGTATCCTGTGAAATCCTGTTACCAATTGAATAAATCTCTTAATATTTTTCATAACTATAAGTTTTATATTTTGTTAGCTTCATTAATAACCCCCTCACTTATATCGTCTATTCTTTTCATTCCTGAACCTATCCAAACCGTGTCCATCCCGTCGTCTGGAAGCGTCTCGTATTTAAATACTGTTCTAACTTCGTTCGGTGTAGTGTATATCTCTTTCAATGCTTGCGCTTGTTTTAGCATGTCTTCCTGCATTTCTGGAAGCTCAGTAATATCCCATTCAATGACAGCATTTTCATAGCCTTTAAATCTAGGTATAAAGTTTTTGTTTAATGCGTGTTGCAATAGCGTTAAGTCTGGCTGTATATCGTCAGTTATAAGCTGCTTTCTTGCGCTTGCTGTATCTGTGTTGCCTAATGAAGCTTTTCCGTCTGAATTCAATAATTCATCAGGAAAATTAAGTACATTGCATATAGTCTTTTGATCCCAGTTAAGGTAATCAAACGGTTTTAGTTCGTCCGTCGTCAATGATATTCTTTGAAAACCAGTCTCAACAGAAGAAGCTCCAATCTTACCTAAACGTCCCGTATCTTTATCCATTTCCACCAGCCTATCCTTCAAGGACTGCGCTTGCTCAGGACTTAAAGGCGTTGTTTTCCCATATAAGAAGCCGTACGCACCAGAAGACTGTAACATTTTAATGTTGTTGTCCATGGCGCTATTTTGGCTGTTTATATTTCTTAAACCAGCTCTTAGCGGAGATTGTCCGTACAAATGTGACCCATTCATGTCATAGTTTGGGTTAACATACTTCACGTGAATAACCTCATCCACCATGAATTTTATCCATTGATTCCCCTCGACCAACATGTAGTAATCTATTGGGTTTTCAGTAGTCAATAGGTTAGCGTCTTTTTTTAACACGATTTGCATCAAATGAGAAGGTAGAACGTAAACCTGAATTGGCACGCCTTTATTTGCCCCGTCTTCTGGCATCACCATGTAAAAGTAATAATTACCCGTTATCTTCATGTAGGTTTTGAATAGCCCCCAAATGTCTGCCCATGTCTGTGTCGGATTAGGTTGTTCTAAAGGAAAAGGAAGCTCTTTATCAGAGTACGCCTTCAGTTCTAGTTTTGCTTTTTTTACCATTTGCAAAACACTTATATCTCCTTTGGTGGCTAGTTGAAACTGCTGCAACTTTCCATACTGATGCTTGTCCTGTATCTTCTTAATAGCATAAGGCACAGAAACAGTTTTAACCGTCTGTTTATTTATGATAGAAAAAACGGTAGGATTTTCGTTATATCCTTTTTCAAGGTAGGTCTTATTGTCGTAGTCGTATTTAGCATAACCGTTACCCATCCATTGAAAAAACGCCTGATTGAACGAGTTTTTCGCTTTCCCCGTGAATTTTTCCCAACTAGCTTGTATAAAATTTTTCGCCATGTGTCAAAGATATAAAAAAAAATATTACATTATGAAAAAAGCTGGGGATTTGTCTAAATCAAATCTTTCTCGAATCATAAACATATCCATTAAATCGGGAGAATCCCCGTTAAGTTTTGCCTTCATTTCATCCTTTCCTATTATCTGTAGCTTTCCGTCCATGTCTGCTTTTTTTCGCTTAATGGCCTTTCTTTCGTGCATAAATCTCTGCTTTACCGTCATTTTATCGTCATACATCGTGTTCGCCACTTCTTCGGAAACTTTATATTTTCCTTTGCCTACATTGTCTCCAGAGCGATAATAACATTGGGTTTTTAGATTAGGATAGTTTTCTTTTTGTCCAAAGTCTTTGTCTGTTGGTTTTAATTCAGGATTTGGAAAGGGACTTCCTCCATTGTTGAACGGGATAGAGCCGACGATAAAGCCGTCTATAAAACTACCTACCCCATCAGCATCGTAGGCGATGTTTTTGTTTGGTGTTTTTAGCTCTTTAGCCATGTTGGTTATCACATCAATAACCTCTTTCCCGTTATTCTTTTCCAATATTCTAATTTTAACAAGCTCCCTGCCACGCCAGCCCCCAACGATAAACTTATTCGATCCCTTCATTGCAATATCGGCTGTTATAAATGTCTCGCTAACATCTTCAAGCTCGTACATGTTGTTAAAAATGCCTCTAAAAGACTCATAATCATAGACGTCGTTATCGGACAAAACTACCTTCCAGTTACCGTGCAATAGTGCTGCCTGAGTGGCTGAGTCTTGAGCTAATAAGTTACCTAAATAAGCAGGGTTTGTTTTTAACAGCTCTTTGTTGTCGTAAATACTTCCCGAGATAAACGTAACAGATTTAACAAACTCGTTAGGATCAATGCCCGATTTTTTTACGACATCTTCCAAAATGTGCCAGCCCTTTTGTATAGCTTCTTCTTTTGAATCGCCCCAAATATAGTTATCACCGTCAACAATCAAATACCGCAATTTTCCGTCTCTTTCTGGTATTGGTAAACCAGTTTCCTGATCTATCCACCATTCAATGAATTCAGCTACCCAGCTATCAGGGTCGGGATTGCATGTAGCTCTGACGTAAGGATTAACCCCACAAACCGAGCGATTACGAGTAAGCAAGTAAAAAAACATTTTTTTTGGAAAGTGAGTAAGCTCATCAAATTCAATAAGCGGGATTTGAGATCCCTGCCAGTCGTACATATTCTTGTCATATTCCAAGTGTGAAAACTTCACTTTTGAAGCCCCGAAATCCCATTCCAAGCTACTCTCTCTTGGTTTTCCTCCTGCTTGGTTGTAGATTGTCATCGACGTGTCCCACAAAGCTCCCTCTGCTTTGATTTGAGGGGTCGTTCTACGAAAGCAAACGACTCCAAAACCTGGTACGTCTTTATGCCTTAAGTTCTCTAAAAGTAATGAATATGTTTTTCCGACACCAGCAGCACCACCGCCTATAACTATGTCGGCAGATGAGGATAGGAAAGCCATTTGGTAGCCGTCCTGAGGCCTGATAATAGTGGTTTTACCCTCTGTCATTATCTGGTAATTGGAATATTGTAACTTGTGGTAGCTTCTCCCCACCACTTGTAATGTCTGTTTTGTCTCCAAACATTTTAGGGTAATATTTCGAAGCCGTCCACTTCTTAGTTTGAATCAAAACATTTGCTGCGCTTGGCTCGATTTCTCCAGCCTTAAGCATGTCGTAAACATGATCTATTTCCTCCATTTCTGACTCTGCTTTGTCCTGCATAGTCTTTACATACAGGTCAAACAATTCGGAATTTGCCCTTTTCCAGTTGCAAAAAGTTTGAAACGTAGGGTATTCATCCTTGCTTTTAAGGACGGTTTTAATATTGAAGCCATTTGCTACCTCTGAGCAAATTTCAATACACATATCGAAGTTATATTCACTTGGTCTAGCCATGCCCCAAAGATACAAAAAATATTAAACAAAAAAAACACTCTCTTCGC